GAGCTCTAAAAAAGGTTCCAAAAAGATGAGCGGTGGTGCCAAAAAGAAGGGTTCTAAGAAGGGTTCTAAGAAGGGTTCCAAGAAGGGTTCCAAGAAGGGTTCCAAGAAGGGCTCTAAGAAAGGTTCCAAAAAGATGAGTGGTGGTGCCAAAAAAAAGGGTTCCAAGAAGGGCTCTAAGAAAGGTTCCAAAAAGGGCTCTAAGAAAGGTTCCAAAAAAATGAGTGGTGGTGCCAAAAAAAAGGGTTCCAAGAAGGGCTCTAAGAAAGGTTCCAAGAAGAGCTCGAAGAAAGGTTCCAAAAAAATGAGCGGTGGCGCCAAAAAAAAGGGCTCTAAGAAGGGTTCCAAGAAGGCATCCAAGAAAGCTGCTAGAAAATAAATTTACTGACTATATATAAATAATTATTATTAAATTATAAATAATTTAATAATAAATTAAATTTGTTTAAAACTCCAATGGTCTAATTTTTTAGCATGACCTGTTGCTGCTTCTTCATTTAAAAACTTTTGATTACATTCTGTACATTCTAATGAACACAAATTTCCCATATCAACAAAATCTCCTTTTTCAGTAAATTTTTTAACATATGTTTTAAACAAGTCAAAAATATCATGTTCATTAGTTTTAAAAACAGTTAAATCACTATCTGGTTCTGCTGATTCATCAAAATTAATTACTAAAGGGTCATAATGAACACCATTATACAAAATAAAAATTCTATTTGAATAATTTTTATCTTGTCCAAATAAATCTATTCTATTTGTTTGGACATCAACAATTGCTATTTCTATTTTTAAGATTTCTGTAAATATCTTTATTTCAATACCACCACCCCATTTAGATGGATTAGATATTTCATTAATATAGTCATTCTTTGGTAAATCTAATAACTCGTCATCAAATATATTATTACATAAATATTCAACAATCATATTTCTATATATTAATGAACTTGATTCATTAAAATTCTTTCTGTCAAACAAATAAGCTATTGACGAAAATAAACAAGAATCGTCAGCATCTACATATCTTCTAATTGGTATACCTTCCATATAATCAAATAAATTTAAATATAAAATAATTGTTATTCACTTTTTTTCATATGAAAAAACCCACTTTTAGTTGGTATATATACATCACATTCAATTACTTGAATACAACGTGAAAATGAATAAATTGTATTAAATGTAATTGTTCCTTTAATATTGGTATAATTGACTGAATCATCATTAACATGAAAACGAAAATCATTATTATCAAATGTATGGTCAGTATACTTATCATTAGTTATAATTTTACAAGTATTCTTTTCAAGAGTCTTTTTTAGATAGGCCAACAAAATAAACAAGTCGTCGCAATAATTAGTTGGGGTAATAAAATGATTTTTATTTTGTAGAAATTTCAAAATATCTTTGTTTTCAAGATGACGTTTATGAATAATAATTAGAGAATTTGAAAAAGAATTAAATACTGTTTTCAAGTCATCTAGATTAACATTACCATCGCGAGAATGTAGAACATTTCCAGCATCAATAATTGTACTGTAATCTGTATCCAATGCAACCAACAAACGTTCCTTATCAACTTTAGAAATCTTAGAAGCAATCAAATTAAAATATTTTTCACCCTTATCAAAATAAAATTTTTTAAGAGTTACATAAGTAGTATCTGGATAATAACCATTATAATCTACCTCAATAAATTTACCTTCTAGAAATTTTAGAAGATAAGACATATCATTCTCAATAATAAATTTAATATCATCTGGAAGAATTGAATCAAAGCTAACATTCTTTTCAAAAATTTCTGAATTGATTTCTTTAGAGTTGAAATAAAGCATCAATTCAAAAAAATCACGCTTCATTGACAACTTTGGAATTAAAGATGTAATCAACTGAGAATTATTAGTACGAATGCTATATCGTAGCAAGTTTGTAATCAAGCCCTTATTTTTGGTATTTTTTAGTATTTCTTTATTTTCACTAAATATTTTACCTATTTCATCATAATCATTTTCTTTCAATAGAGTTGAAAGTTTCCAGCAAACTTTGGAAATTATATTATTTGGTGTAAGAGGTAGAAGAGCCATAAATAAAATAATAATCGGATAAAATAAAATAAATTCAATTTTTATTTTTTTTAAGAAAAAATAATAATTGCTGAAATTTATCTAATTGATGCCAATTTTTATTTTTTTTAAGAAAAAATAATAATTGCTGAAATTTATCTAATTGATGCCAATTTTTATTTTTTATTTAATAAATGAATTTTTCAGTTTGTTAAATTAGTAGAAATAACTTTAACATCATCACTATCAAAAATAGTAACAATTGTCTTTCCCTGTTTATTTTCTATAACATAAGTATGTTTTGGTAGAACATTACTCATATTATGCTTTACAAAAAATTCAAAATTAGTTTTTCTAATGGAAGACGGTAACAACTCCTTCAAAAGATTTTCATAGTAATCAACATTTGTAATTCTACTTTCAGTACTAAGTTGATTAATAAATCGTGCTACACTTGATGATTGGATACTAACCATATCTTTAACGGTTTCACTAACAATATTTCCAAAATTATCAGTATAATGGACTTTGCGAATTCCGACAGATTTCATCATTGCAAGACAATTATAACAAGGACGTGAATTACAAATCTTGTCTTGAGCTGTAACTCGGATAACGATAATATCCAACTTCTTTATCTTTGTATTTTTTCCCTTTGCGGGGTTGATAACACCACCCAAGCTTCTCTGAGAAGGACAGGTCCCTACCAAAATGGGTTAAAATTGCATGGGCCTCAGCATGCAAACTACCGCATTGCTGACCCCTACACCTATTCCTTTCTATATTGGCACAAGGTGAAGAAACCATCTTGATACCCTTGATTAAAGCTGCTGCCAGCTGATGATTAATAGTACTGGTCTTTGCCTTTGTAATAAGGCTAGGAATTATATTAGTAAAATTGTTTGAAGATGACATACAATTATATAAATCACCTATATCAATTAATATTCAATTTTTTTATAAACTTATATAATGTCTTACGAGAAAAAATATTTAAAATATAAATCTAAATATTTAGCGTTAATTAATCAACTTGGTTCTGGTGAAAAATCTGCTAAAAAAATGTTTTTTGATGCTTATTCAAAAAATAATGAGAAAATATCAGAAATATTAAATACTGATAAAGTAAAAGGATTTTTATTATTCGATGATATTTCTACTCAACTTGAAAGTATATTTAAACAAATATATGAAAAAACTGGTAATGATAAAAATACTATAGATTGGATTATTAAAAGTTATATCAATAATACATTTGGACACCCTAGTTCATTAGAAAATTTGGGTCGATATAAAGATAGTATTAAAAAGTATAATATTTTACATGCAAATATAAAAGGCATTAAACCAATGAATGAAATAGCTGGTCTTATAGAATTAGAAAGATTTATAGAAAATAATGAAGATAATTTTAAACAAATAGAAGAAAAGAAATCTAAACAATTAAGTAAGGTTGTATTACAAAAGAAAATTAAGGAGAAAGGTGAAGATGATAAAGAAGTAATACTTGAAACTGATAAAGTAATTATATTTAAACCAACATCAGAAAATGGTGCTAAATATTATGGAAGAAATACTAAATGGTGTACTACTACAACTGAATATAATCAATTTGATTATTATAATGGAATTGGTCCTATATATATAATTCAATCAAAGTCAGATTATAAAGATAAATATCAATTAGCTATTGAATCTAATCAATTTATGAATCGTGAAGATAGTCCTGTTAAAATAGATTATATAAAAACATATTTTAATGATGAAGCTTTAAATAAATGTTTTGATATTTTTATAAAAGAGTGTAAATCAATAAGAGTTGGTCATTATCCACCAAAATATGAATTATTTTCTATTAATGATTTATATTGTTTAATTAATTTAGAAAAATTATTTTTTGGACAATATTTTAATCAACCATTAGATAATTATTTAGAAAAATTAACTAATTTAAAAAATTTAGATTTAGGTTCTTTCAATCATTCATTAGGTAATTCTCTAGACAAATTAACTAAATTACATACATTAATTTCAAAAGATTTTGATAAACCATTAGGTAATTCTCTAGAAAAATTAACTAATTTAAAAACTTTAGAATTAAGTTATTTGACTATAGAAACTAAAACTAAAGAAATAAAATGTTCATCTTTATCTCTATTTTCTTTTTCATATTTATCAGATTTAATTTTAACTAAGATTCAAAATTTTACTTTTCTAAATTTTTTTAATGAACCTTTAGGTAATTCTTTAGATAAATTAACCAATTTAGAAACTTTACATTTTGGATTACTATTTAATCAATCATTAAATAATTCATTAGATAAATTAATTAATTTAAAAAATTTAACATTTGGAGTAAAATTTAATGAATCATTAGGTAATTCTCTAGATAAATTAACTAAGTTAAAAACTTTAAGTTTTAGACAAGATTTTAATCAACCTTTAGGTAATTCTCTAGATAAATTAACTAAATTACAAGGTTTATTTTTAGGAAACAATTTTAAACAACCATTAGATAATTCTCTAGATAAATTAACTAATTTACAACTTTTAAATTTAGGTAGTGATTTTAATAAACCATTAGGTAATTCTCTAGAAAAATTAAGTAATTTAAAAAGATTATATTTATCTTTCGGTTTTAATGAATTATTGGGTAATTCTCTTGATAATTTAACTAATTTAGAATATTTACACTTAGGTCATAATTTTAATCAACCATTAGGTAATTCTCTAGATAAATTAAAAAAATTAGAATGTTTATATTTAGGGCCTAGTTTTAATCAACCATTAGGTAATTCCTTAGACAAATTAACTAATTTACAAACTTTAAATTCGGAACCATATATAAAAACAGTGCTTTAAGCACTAGACGTTACTTGTTTTTTTGCAAGTTTTAAAATATCTTCTTTTTCTTTCTCACTCTTATTCTTCCAATGAATAGTCTGTCTAGATGTTGCATAATTATTTTTCAATAAATCATAATGTTTATGAATAAATGAATAATAAACTGCATCCCATATTTTCCACCATTCTTCATCTTTCTTTCTTTTAAAATTACTCATTTTATCTATATAATTTGAAGATGAAAAATATATTCTTGTCATCATTCTTCCGCCGTCAGCGTACTGACTCATACCCATGATATTTGGAACCATAACCCAATCATAAGCATCAACAGTCCATTCCATAAATATACGATGTACTTCTTTAGGGTCAACTTGATTAATTAAAAACCAATTACCCATATACATTAATCTTTCAATATGGTGCATATAACTATACTTTACTATATTTTTAATAATAGCATCAATAGGTTTAATTTCTGTTGTTCCTAACCAATATTTTTCACTTAATTTATTCTTATGTTTTAAAAAATTTAAATCATACATTTTAGGTTCTAACATATAAATAGAATAAACATAGTTTCTCCATCCTATAACTTGTCTAATAAATCCTTCATACGAAGCTATTGGAATAGAAGCTTTATGTTCTTCATAATAGTCATTCGTCATTTTAACTACGTATATATCAGGTAATATACCTATATTCATCATTGGACTTAGAACAGAATGAAATAAGAAAGGATTATCTGTACTAACTGCATCCTCATATGGACCAAATTTTGGTAATCTTTTTTTGACAAAGTCTTTCAACCAATTTATTGATGCTTTGGTATCTATTGGAAAATTCCATTCATCTGTTGAACCATAATTTTTAGGAAAGTGTTTTTCAACGTAAGTTAAAGCTTCTTTATAATATTTATCTTTTTTAACTTTTGGTACTTTAGGAATTTTTATTCCATTTGGTAAAGCACTTCTATTTTCTGTATCGAAAGACCATTTACCACCTATTGGCTTCTTATTAGATATTAAAATATCTAATCTTTCTCTTTGAAATTTATAAAATAAATCATGTGAATATTTATTGTTTTTGTAGAAAATAGATTTATTGTCTTCTATTTCTTTAGGTGTTAATAAAAAATTTAAGTTATCTTTTATTATTGCTTTCGATAATACTTTTTTAAATTTTGTTTCTAATTTATGGTCTATTGGATTAAAATATACTGTAGTATCTTTATTTAATGAAGCATAAAATGACTTATTAACTTCATCATAGTCTTTATAAATAAATTTTATTTTATTTTTTTTTAACATATCTCCGTATTTTTTCATAGAGGCTCTATGATACATTATTTTCAATTTGTGAAAACTAAAATCAGTAAAGTATCTTGGTTCTTCTATTAAATAAATTAAATCTATTTCTTTCAAGTTTAACATTTTTAAAGGAAATAATTGATTTGGTAATAATAATAATTTCATATAATAAATTATAGAAATTATTTTTTAAACTACAATATGAAAAAATGAATAAATGAAATTGGGAAATAGGGACTTCATCCCTAGTTAAGTATGGCCCAGATGAGGTTCTCCTACCGACGTCCCTTGCCTGGGCGCGGCGGCTGGCACTGGCTAGGAGTCGGAGTCGGAGTCGGAGTCGGAGACTGGGATCACAATGCTATCAGTCCAGCTGCAAGCCACTTTGCGAATGCGAGCTTCCTCCTTATCAGCCTCGAGACGTTTAACCATGGCAACCCTGGTAGCCTCGCGGCGTTCAAGCAAGGCAACCTTCTCAGCCTCGCGGCGTTCAAGCAAGGCAGCCGCATCCGCAGCCCTAGCAGCCGCGCGACCTTCAGCCTTGGCAGCCTTGGCAGCCGCAGCCTCGACACCTGCAGCTTTGGCAGTCTTGGCGACCGCTGGCTTGGCGACCGCTGGCTTGGCGACCGCAGCCTCGACACCTGCAGCGTTGGCAGTCGTGGCAACCGCTGGCTTGGCAACCG